AGAATAGCCATGCCGGTTTGCCTGTTCAACAGCCCTGGGGGAGTATTCAACACTGGACCCTCATGTCATTAAGGACCAGATCATGCCCAGTAAGTTCATGGAACCGTTGGTCCCGTCGCCGGCACTCGCGCTCGTGGTCGGGACGGACCCCCTACCCCGGACGGAAGTCACCAAGCGCCTCTGGCAGTACATCAAACGGAACAAGCTCCAGGACCCAACCGATCGGCGACTGATTAACGCCGATGGCCTCCTCCGGCCGGTGTTCGGCAAGAGCCAGGTATCGATGTTTGAGATGACAAAGATCGTGAGTCGCGATCATCTGAGTCGTCCCTGACGAGGAGAATCCCATGACTCGCGCCATCGCATGTGTCCTGGCGGCGGCCGTTGTACTGCTGATTGGGTTCATGGTCGTGCGCCACCTCGAGCACAAAGAACTGAATGCCCTACGGGATCGCGCTGGGACGTTTGCCCTCCGGGCCGTCCAGAGTAACCGCGAGAACACTCGGCTCACGGGCCAGCTCGCTGCGGATTCCGTGGAGCGCGACTCCATCATCCAGGCGAATGACCTCCTCCGCGGATGCACCCGCCGCATGGATGGTATAGGTGATGTGCTGCGTCACCGGGCCCGCCGCCGCTGCCGACGCCTGCGCTCCCGCACCGCCAGAAGCGAACAGAGCCTCCACCCGAGCGGCAATGCCCGCGTCCGGGGCGCTGTGCGGCTGTGTGGAGCGATTTCGGGACGCCATTACCCGAGCTGCACGGTCCATCACCGCCCCAGCGCGGCGGGGAATTGCGCGAGGACGGTCCATGAGTGAACCAACCCGATCGGCATAGCCCGCAAGCTGGCGCATGGCGCGGTTGTTGGCGACATAGCCGGAGCGGTTCTCAAATTTCAACTCTGGGCCCAGCTCGCCGGTCAAATGCCAGCCCGGCCGGAACGGCCCGCCGAGCGCATTCGCCTGCGGCTTGATGCCGTAGAGCCGCTCTGCATCGGCGGTGCTCATCGGGGTTGCGTTCGGATCGGAGCTGATATCGCCCAAACCTGAAACGCGACCGGGATCCACATAGGGTGTGACCGCGTCACCAACGGCGCTACCGATTGCGTTGCCCGCGGCCTGCGCATTGCTGATGCCCCATTTCAGCGCATCAATGACGGGCTGGATGAAGGTCATCACCGCCTGGAACTTGTCACCGATCCACGTCAGGATCGGATCGAGAGCGGCTTTGACCGCCTCCCATGCCCCGGAGATGCCGCCCGTCGCGGCCAGGCCATCAATCACCGGTTTAATGGTGGCCGTCCAAGCGGTGTTGAACACGCTGCCGATGCCCCCGACGATGGTCCCGATCGAGGTTTGCAGCGCAGACCAGGCCTGCTCAATCGTATCGGTGATTCCGAGCTTGTCCGTGATCGGCTTGATGAGATTGTTGTAGGACCAGCTGAAGATGCCACCGATACCGCCGAGAATGCGTCCAAGAGCGGAGCTCGCCGACTTCCACATGCGCTCGGCACCATCTGCGGCTTGCTGCATGTCCCCGGTGATGACACCATCGATCACATCGCCCAGGCCAGAGAAATACCCCCCGATATCACCAACGATGGGACCGAGAAGCGCACTCGCACCGCGCCACGCAGCCTCGATTGGATCAGTAATGCCCAGGGCGTCGGTCACGGGCTTGATGAGGTTGTCGTAAGACCAACGGAATATGCCGCCAATACCACCCAGAACGCTGCCGAGAATGCCCTTGGTGCCCTTCCACATCGTCTGAATGCCGGTAGCCGCGCGATCCATGTCGCCGGTGAACACACCAGCCACAAAGTCGCCGAACCCTTGGAAGTAAGTCTTCACATCGCCCCAGAGACCATCGAACCACGGGCCGACATGTTCCCAATTCTTGTAGATGAGATATGCGGCCCCGGCGATGCCCGCGACGGCCAACCCGATCGGGTTCAACATCAGAGCCGTCCCGATCGCGCGGATCCCGCCAACGACCAGCGGTGTGGCGCGAGCAAGCGAAAACAGAGCCTTGCCGAGGCTGAACACAGCGGCTCCGAACTTGGCGACACGGACGATCGTGCGCGAGGCGAGAACCGCCCCGATCACCATGCCGAAATTTTCCCAACCGCCAACCATCTCGGCGGTGCCTTCGACAACATTCCAGACGATACCGCCGATTTTACCGATTCCGGTGACGACCTCACCAATCAAGGGCAGAGCCCGCTCAACACCGTCGGCGAAGCCCTCCGCCCACCGCTGCACGTCCTCGCGGTTCTCGACCAGAGTATCGCCGACACGGCGCATCGCTTGTGTCACCACCGGCATCAGCTCGGCTCCGACGGTGTTCTTCAGCCCCTTCATCACAAGCTGGGTGTCGAGCAAGGTGTCCTGGAATACCTCCGCATCCCGTGCGGCCTGCTCGGAGAGAACATAGCCGGTGCGGCGGGCATCCTCGCGCAGCTGAACCAGACCTGCGGAGCCGTCGCGCAACATGTTCAACATGCCGATGCCTGAGCGCCCGAATAGATCGTTGGCGATCGCGGCCTTCTCGGCCTGTGTCTCTACCCCCTGAAGGCGATCCGCAATCACGCCCAGGGCTTCCTCAGGAGACATGGTGGCAAGGTTAGCAGCGGAGAGGCCGAGCGCGTCCAGCGCATCCTTCTGAGCGCCGGTGCCCTCCATCGCCAGACCGATGTTCTTCGTCATTTTCTCGAGGGCTGTGTCGAACGCGGATGTCGCTACGCCCGATCGCTCGGCGGCATAGCGCAGCTCCTGCAGCTCCTCGATGCCGATGCCGAGCTTGTCGGCGGTTTTCGCCACATCGTCCCCGAGCTGCGCCGTGGATGAGGCGAGACCAAAGATTGCACCACCGGCCAGCGTGGCCCCCACAGCGATCCGGCGGGCATTTCGCCCGATGTCCGTGGCCATGGTGTTGAAGGTCGAGCCTACACGACGCGAGGCCGCGGCGGCGCGATTCCATCGCTCCTGGGCGCGGCGCAGATCAATGAGGGTGCGCTCAAGTTTCTCGTACTCGCGATCGAGGTGTTCAACCGACTGGCCCTGACGGCGCAGCACATTACGCTGGCGATCGAGCTCCTTCTGGCGGCGCTCCACCTCTTTGATGGAGTTGCCAACCTCGTTGAGCCCCGATTTCAGGAACCCGACATTACGCTTCACCGACGCCTCGAGGACCGAGCCGATGGTGATCGTAGCGTTGAGGCGTTGGTTTTTCGTGCTCATCGTTTGGGGCCCTTCACATCCACCAGGAAAACCGGTTGAGCTTCATGCTTCGGCAGGCCCTCTAACCACCAGATGAAACGACTGACCGGCATGGCCATGATCTCAGCCGCAGACCATCCGGTGTGCCGGGCGAGCCGAAGTGACCCAGCCCGGACTTGCTCGCTGGTCAGCCGGACTGGAAAAAAGCGAGTGCGGAGGCGCAGCGGTTATACTGACGCATGGTCAGACCGCGAATGGCCTCTGGTGACTGCTCGGTCAGGTTGGCGATGATCGCCACCTCAGCGTCGCCTTTGTGAACGTGCTTCTTCTCCTGGGTAAGCTGATCGTCCACCGACGGCTCCCGCATACGCAGCTCCGAAACATCCGTCCCGTCGATCTTGGCCGGGCGCTTCATGTCCTTGAAGCTGACCGTCATGGACCCATCGTCCTCCTCAGTCAGCCAATCCGGTAGTTTCCCCTCGCTCATGTGCCCTCCTTACAGGCCGATGTTGGCGCGGTGCTCGGCGAGCTGATCCACGCCGTCGATCACGCGCACCATGTTGATGACATCGATCTCGTTGATCGTGCGCTGGCCGTGGACCTCACGGTAGTAGCGCAGGCTCATGGTGACGGTCAGGCTCGGCTTGTTGCCGGAACCCCAGGTGCCGCGGGCAACCGAGATCATCTTGCCCTGCATGTGGTGGGCGACGGCGGTGGTGGTGCCGTCCAAGCTCTCGAGAGAGCCCTTGGCCGTGAGCTGGACGGTGGAGCCGTCTTTGACGCCCCAGAGCGCAAGCACATCCGCGTCGTAGGAGGTCAGGACGAAGGAACAGGTCATTTTCTCCTGCCCCATGTCGATGTCGATCGGCTGATCCATGCCACCACCCCGGAATTCCTCGGTGGAGACCGTCAGGTCGGGAGCATTGTACTCCTCGATCTTGCCCGCGTAGCCGCGACCGTCGACGATCAGGTTCAGATACTTGAGAATGTCCTCGGCGGCCATCAGTTAAACACCTCCTCGATGTAGTCGTTCACCAGATGGGAACGGAATGTGACGTGCTCGGCGGGATAGACCGGCGTGAAATCGAAGTTGAAGAACACCTTGCCGAGCTGGATATTCGCTGCCGAATTCAGGTCAGGATCAGCCCAGCATTTGCCGCCAAGGATCGCACCCATAGCAACGAGATCGCGGAGATAGGCGTTCACGCCTTCCTCGACATCCTCGACATAGGTTTTCGTGATCCCGCGATCGACGGCCCACAGGTGTGCCCGCAAGAGCGAGTCGTTGATGATGTCGGCGGTGCGGCGGACGCTCAGGAACACCCATTTGGTGTCCGCGGTCAGCGTCCGGTTGCCCCAGAGGCGGAAACCGTTCTGCCGAATGGTCGTTGCGACCTTCTGCTCGTTGAGCAGGTTGGCGCGAGAGTTGGGGTCGCCGAGCTTGAAGTCGACAGGGCGGCTTGTTCCGATGATGCCACCGAATTCGTTGTTGGACGGCGAGGCCCAGAACCCGGTGTCATTGTCGACCTTGGCGATCAGACCGGCAACGCGGGACGAGGGCGGCATGTCGACCACGTCCGAGCCAACCATGACCTTGTGCCACGGGTCGATCAGATAGATGCGATCGGAGCCGAAATCACCGGCGGCGGTGTAGGCATCCGCGTCGGTCGTGTTGGGGCCGTCTGCGATGATAACAGCGCGGAGGCGATCTGCGATGCCATTCAGCTCGGCCACCACGGGGTTGGCGAGCCCGCCTGGGCGCTGATGTGTGAAGCCGGGCGCAATCAGGATGCGAGGGGCGTATCCCACCACGCTCTCGGCCCCCACAAGGGCGTGAACGCCCTCGAGGTTTCCGTCGACGGCGTTGACCCCACCCACGATGTTGGCAAGGGTTCCGGCCTCGTCGGCCCCTTCGTCGACCCGGACCACGATCACAACCGCGCCGATTTGGTCGAAAATGCCGTCCATCGCGCTCGGCAGAGTGCCGTTGCTGTTGCCGGTGGTGTCGAGACCTGCGGCCTCTTTCCGGGAACCCGCGACAAGAACAGGGGTGTTAAGGGGGAAGGCATCCGCGTCAGCATCGGGGGCGGTGCCCACAATGCCGATCACCGATGATTTGACCGTCTGGATCGGACGGGGACCTGCATCGATCTCAATGACCTCGACGCCGTGAAGAAATGCCATGTGGACCTCGCTTGCAGAAGTTGCTCTTTGTGGCAAGCATCACACCGGGCCGGGGGTCATTCCTCTGGCGGTTCCCCCGCATGTGCCATCCCGAGCTGATAGGCGCGGTTCATCTCACTCGCACGGCGATAGAGGCCACCCGGCGAGAACTCTTGCGGCGCATCTAGGCCCAGCGCGTGGGCGCAAAGCTCAGAGCAGAACCACCGCCCGGCACGGTGACGGCGCAGGTTGAGGAGCTGAGAGCCGACAAGGCCGCTAAAATCGTAAGGTTTCCCCAGCTCAGAGCGGAGCGTGTCGAGCGCGTCTGCCGGAGCCCACGGCACGGCGATGAACACCCACCGATCGCGCTCGAACACGATCTCTTTTCCCCTGACACCTCCATCGCGCCCGCTTGAGGACCATGACTGCCCGACCCATGCGGCATCGCCAAGCCAAGCGGGTGGGTGCTCGAGCAACTCGACATGGCTGAACGCAGAACGGGTGACCCAACGGATCACCCGATCATCGAATCGGCCCGAGCCCTTATAGAACGCGAGCGTGAGCATTTTTTCAGCTAACGGAGATTTCGTCTGCAAGCTGCATGACCTGCTCAAGCGCACCCGCCAATTCACAAAACACAGGGTTCAGTTCCAGCCGTGTTGCGGGATCGGGAATGCCAGCGATTGCGGCTTCGGCCAACCCGAAGAGGGCGAGCGCAGTGCTGGCGAGATCGCCGTCGGTGTCAAAATCATCCGGTGCCGATACAGGCTGCCCGGTAGCCTGTGCTACGCCAACGGAATAGGCCGACATCGCAACACGCACCGCCTCTTCCGTGCGGGATGCTTTGCCAGCAAGCGCATAGAGCCGATCTGGCGCGGCGGTTTGTACCTGTGCGCGAACCTTTTGCGTCACCTGTCCGAAGAGTTCATCCAGTGTCATGTTTGCCTCCTTAGAGCGCGCCAGCGGCGCTGAGATACCAGGCTGTGCCATTGAATGTGACATCAGCCCATTGATTTGTTGCGAGTGATTTCAGCCCGCCAACATCGAGATTGAATGCCCCGGCACTTGGCCGGGTGATGCGTAGGGTCTGCCCTCGGACAGCACCAACCGTGTCGAGCGTCAGGGTCACGTCAGCCGTCAGTTCCGCAGCGTGCAAGATGTTCGGGGCGCTTGTGACCGGATTGATTGTGGCATTTGCCGTCGCATAGCTGACATCAACGCCCCGGCCTTTTCCACTGATCAGATCGACATGAACCGTCTTCTCCGCGATCCGGTAACGGCAGACGATTTCAACGGGTCCGTCAAATCCGCCAAAGCTCTCTTGCGAGAACCCGCCGCGCACGGTCCAACCCGGCGGTGCTTTCACTGCAATCGCGCCCGTGGGCGCTGCATTTGCACCTGTGCCCGTCGCGACAATGCGCAGCGTGTCGTAACCAAACAGACGATTGAGCGCCTCGGGCAGGGTTTTGAGCTGGACGGTATGGTTGTTGCCATAGAGCGGCACAACCTGATCAGGCCGGTTGATCTCTACATGCACGGTTGATGCCGTGTCATCCGCATTGGATGGCAGTTTTTCCGCAGCATGGAAGCGACCCGCGAGAGACAAACGCCCGGCACCGATGCCTGAGTAAAGTGGGCTGAGATTGTTGGCCCCATCACGCGGTGCCAGTGTCACGACCTTGGCAGGGTCGATGTTGTAATCCGCGTCAACATGATTGTAGGCGGTCGGCCCCTGATTGGCGAGGTAGACCACATCTTCGACATTGGCCTCGCAATAAAGCCGGAATGTGCCACCATATCCCGACGCCTCCGGGTCTTGTCCGTTCAACAGCGCCGAGCCGCAGAACTGCGATACGATCACACCAGTGACCGGGCCATAGAGCGCGGCATTTGAGAATGCGTTCCCACAGCGGCTGGTGTTGATGGTTCCGAATTGGCAGCAGTTCGCATCCGAGCCGTGTTGGTAAAGGCCACCACCAAAGCTGTATTCGAACGTCAAATCCGCATCCGATGTATCCAGCCAAGGATAAACCGTCAGACGATTTGTGCCAGCATCCCATGCCCGGATGAAATGCCGGTGGCCGCGAATATAGATGCAATACGGGGCGTCCCCAATGGGGCCAAACCGTCCGTCAGCAATAAAGGCCGGGGGCGGCGTGTCCACCTGAATGACCTCGGTCTGCCCGGCCGATCCAGCCACCCCATCTTTTGAGACCAGTGAAAACGTCCCGTGCAAACCGAACCCGGCAAGCTCCGCACGGCGACCGTGACCCGAACCGCAATCATGGCCCTCAATCATGTCAATGACCGACATGTTGGAGTTTTCCCCTGCGCCCTGATAGTCCACCACAGCAGCGAATGCGAAGTTCTGCCCCTTGATCCGGCGGATGCGATGGCGCGGCGAGTTCTTCACCTGAACGCCCGCCACGCAGCCCAGAGACGCAAAGTTGGACCCGGAACCGGTACCGCGCACCTCGATATAGTCCCATTCGCCATCCGGGCAGTCTTTGATCGTCAGTGGTACGTCCATGTTGGTGAGACAGATCAGCTTGAGCCAGCCATTGATGTTGCGGGTCTGGCCGCCGTTTCGGCCATCCAGAACAAGCGGTCGCGATATCGCAAAGGTGCCCGATATCGAAACGGTGCCCAAATCCTTGGTGCCGATTTCGGTCAGAAACTGCTCCAGCGCGGTGGTATCATCAGCCACACCATCGCCCACCGCCCCAAAGTCGCGCGGGTGCTGCAAAACTGCGCGTTCCAGACCACGTGTGCGCGCATCCAGAAGGCCGTATGCCTCGTTCAAGGGACGCGCGACCACGGTAATCTTGTCTGGTCCATAGACGCCAATGTCGATGATGTAGCGAAACGGGATTTCGGTGCCTGCCGCAACCGATGCCAAGGGGCGACCAGCGCGAGTTTGCGGCACGCCGTTCTCGACGATCTGCTCCCCTGTACCAAGGTCCAGATCGGGGTATTGGCGCGCCGTATCCTCGGACCAGACAGCGAAGGGCGTGCCGTCCTCAAAAAGAAACCCCACTTCGCCAATGACGAAATCAACCGGAGCCGTGACCGTCGCGGTGATCTCAACGTGATTGTCTTGGGGTGTAACTGTTTCGATCTGCGCGCGCGCCACCTCATCGACCAAAGCTATCTCGGTGCCTGTAGGGTGGTATTGTCCACGCCCAAGGGCGATGTGCGAGAGCTTGCCGAGACCCCCGTTTGCAAGGGCCAACTCTACCGAGCGTTCGCCCAAAATGTTCAAAGTGGGTGTGATATTCAGGCCCATGTGATCCTCACTGACTGTATCTTTGCGCTTGGGCAGTGCCCGTCATGCGGATGGCGGCTATGCCTCCGGCGGTTATGCTCGTGACTTGCGCAAACATTTTGTGGGGTCGAAGGACATTTGCCGCCCCAAGAAACCGCAGCCCCGCGCAAATCGGGGTAACTAGAGCTACTTTTCGCGAAACGCGCGTGGGCGTCCTGATCGGCGAACCAATTCCTGCGATCCGTACCGCCGCGCTCGACGCTTGACCGAAACACGCCGCCGTTGCCTGGCGATAGCCGATCCGCAGCCCTGTTAAGTGCGATCGTTCCGGTTTTGCGAATGCAACGATAGACCGAAGTTGGGCAATTCCGAGTGATTGCGAGCCTGCAAATTCGTCGAGCGGCGAAGGACTATAAGCGTCTAAACGGAACGTATGTGGCGCATCTCCTGTTTCAAACCATTCGAACAATTCGACGTCGAAACCACGAGCTAACACGGACCGGCGAACTGCACCCACAGTACCTTTCCGGCGATGCACTTGAACGGCATCGACAAGAACCTGACGGCGGTACGCCTCGGGCCAGCTTGCATCCCAGACCTCGACCGAAAAGGCCCAGGCCAGATATGGCAGCAAGTGTTCGGGGCAGTTTTCAGCATCCCATAGGCTCTGAACGGGGTCAGCCATGCCTTGCAGGCGGGCCGAGAACTGCTCAAGGTCATATTCGACCCGTTGAGCATTGTGCGGCAGGAGGGTGGGCAGATCAAACATCACGCCCCCCCACGATCACGTCGATCGAGCTGCAATGTGCGGCCTGCGATGTTGCCACGACAATGTCGGCGGCGGGGCTAGTAAGGGTGACCTTCTGGACGCCCGATTGATGCAGCGCGGCGTGTAGGCCGGAGATCGTGATGTCATGTCCGAGGCGATGGTGCTCGGCGACATAAGCCGTCACGGCATCCTCTGCGGCTTGTCGCACCACCTCGGCGTCGGGACCTTCATAGAGCGTAAGCGAGGCGTCGAGATCATAGGCCGTGATCGCAGCCGCTTGCACAACCACCTGATCAGTCAGCGGGCGCACATCCTCATCGTTGAGCTGCGTCTCAACAGCGGTCAGAACTGCGGCGGCGGGCGTTCCGTCGCCCTCCGCGCCCAGCACGGTGACAAGGACCTGACCGGGCATCGGTGATTCTACGCCAATATCCTTGACCAGCGGCGATGCTGAGAGCCCCCAGAATACATAGGACCCGCGTGGGCCTGCCGTGGTGAAGCCTTCAAGTGCGAGTTGGACACGCGACCGAAACCGCGCATCATTCTCGAGCAGCTCGGGCACCGGCGGTACGGCGCTCTCGTCACCTTCCTGCACAATCTGCCGGGTGACACCATAGAACGCGGCGAGGTGGTCGAGCTGCGCACCCGTCGCAAAGGCCAGCATGTTGCCGCGGCCTGCATCGTCGAATTCAGCGCGGAGCAACATCTCGCGGTAAGCCCATGCTTCAAGCACCTTGGCGATCGGCTCGCTCTCTAGCGACAAGATCAGCTCGAGGCCGGGTTCCCGCGCAATGAGCCAAGCCTTGATCTCGGCCAAAATAGTCTCGAAATCCTTGCGCTCGATCACCTCGGGCGCGGGCAGCTTGTCCAGATTGATGGCTGTGAACGCACTCATCCGACCTCAATCCCTTCAATGGTGACCTCTCGGCCATCGGGCAGATAGCGCCCGCTCAGATCGATGATGATGTGTCCGGGATTGTAGCTGCGCAGCGTGATGTCCTCGACCTCGATGCGCGGCTCCCAAGTCATGAGCGCCTCGGCGGTGGCCGCGATGATTGCGAGCTTTGTGGCCGAGGAATACGGGGTATCAATCAGCTCGAAGAGGCGTGAGCCATAGTCACGACGCATCACCCGAGACCCGATCGGGGTCGTCAGGATGTCCCGGATAGACTGGCGGAGATGATCGATGCCCCCGAGCTTCCGGCCTGTGGTCGCGCTGATGCCATACATGCCACCATCTTGGAGAGGGGGTGCCCTGCAATCCTCTGGCGGTTCCCCGCCGAGCTACTTGGGTTTGCCAGTGTCAGCCGGGCCCGGAGTGATTCCACCGTGAACGTGATTGACCAGGCTGATGTCGCTGGCCACCACATCGCCCACGCCGGTGAACGTGCCGACGAAATTGCCCGCCGGAACACCGCCCGCAAACGGTCCTGGGTAGACGATACCCTTTGTGGTGTCCCCACCAGGCGAGAGCACAAGAACCTGGTCCCCTTCGTTTTGCGGGATCCAGAACTTCTGGTCCTTGGAGCCGAGCTGCGCCAATTTCAGCCAATTGCTGGGGGCCCCGTCAGCCCATTTGACACGCACTTTGTCGCCGCTGCGCTCGAGGACCGTGGCCACCATGACCATCCGCTCGATCGCCTGCATCATTTGAGATATCGAGAACTCCGACATCATTCCGCCTCGGCAACATAGTCGCCCTCATTGGCAGGGCCGATGTCCGGGGACCAGGAGGTCAATACCTGGCTCGGGGTCACGCCCTCGTCGACGAAGTAGCTGGCTCCGATGTCAGCGGCATGGACCCACTCAACTCGCCAGATATCGAATTTATCGGCCTGCGGAGCAAACTCGTCGGGATCCACGGCGATCACGGTGGCCGCGCCCCAGGCTACGCCAAGCCGGTTGCTATGAACGAACGCCGCCACCGCGCCTGCGGCCTTGACGACCTCGCGGCGAACCTTGGGCGTCCGGTGCCCCATGACAATCCGAGCCTCAAGCCTGACCAGGCAGGGAAACTGGCCGGTGTGAGGATCCTTGTCGGGATCTGGCTCAAGCTCGGACATCTGCACGATGATCGCCGGGACGGGCAGCTTCGTGCGATCCTCGTCCTCGGCGGCCACGGTTTTGAAGGTGTCGAACTCGGCGGCAAGCGTGGCAATCACGGTGTCCAG